AGTAGATTTGTTTACACTTACTGCAGCTAGTGGAATATCTTTATTTTCTCTTTTTTCTATTGTAGATAGAAACAAACCATAGAATATATCATTGATTAATATCTTCTTGGTTAATCTATTTATATCTACTATTAAGTTTTGTTGCATAGTTTATAAATAAAAAGAGCAGCTATAAAAGCTGCTCTATTAATTGCTTTGTTTTTTGAAATCCATATAAGTTCCGATAGTCACTTATGTCTTTGGCACCTAAATATCCTTTTTTTCTATTCCAGAGTTTATCTGTAAAAAAGAATGGTTTTATGTTATATAGCTTTCTCATTTTCCAAGCTAAATGTATTCCGGTATTATCGTAATCCATAAGAGTATATACATTCTTAAACCTAAGTTTTAAATCAATAATAACTTCTTCTGAAATTAATATACTTTCTGCTTGAGGTGCTACAGCACATATACCTTGTTCATATAACGTACCTACATCTTTAAAAGACTTAGTAATAACTAATAAATCACCTGATTCTGGTAACATGTCATAACCTTGAACATCTAATTTACTAGTATTACTTAAAAATCTCCATTCTCTATTCTTATAAAAGTAAAGTTTCCACTTACCTTTGAAGTAATAACCAATGCAAGGATTATAATTACTATACGTATACAACATTACATCATTTATCCAATAATGTTTTATTGAAAACCATTTTGCTTTTTTACAAAATTCTCCTGTAATCCCATAACTCTTTAGATATTCTATGTCTATTCCACTAAATGGTTGAATAGTTACTTTTATATCTTTAGGCTTATGTTCTTCTTTAGGTCTAATAACTACATAGTTACTAACTGTACGGTTGCTAAAAAACAAATCATATACTGCATTTAATGCCTTGTAATAGTTACAATTTTCATTGTGCATTACTACATTAATACATGTATATGTTTGTTTCCAAGCTGGATCATGGAAATATAATATACCTCCATGCCAATAAAACCAACAATCAGCTTTGGTATCGTTCCTTAATGGATTACAAAACTTCTTGTTGAGTTGACAAAACCCAAAATACTTCATATAAACATCTTCTTGGTTTATTCTATCAAATAACCAATCAAATGTTAACTCTAAAGGTTTAATATTTGGGCTTCCGTACATAATTGTTTAAATTAAAGTTTAAAACTAGAAAGGAAGTTCGTCAGTTGTGCCCATATCCATACCTTCCATCATTGATGTATCAGTAGGAGTAGCTGTAGGCTTAGTTGTTTTAGCTGCTTCACTAGATGATAGTACTAAACGAGTAGGATTACTCATAGCTCTAACACAACCATCATACTTAGGCATTTCTAAATAACCTTTGCTACCATAAACTAATTTGATTTCCAATAAGGTATCTTTATTGTTTACAGCTGCAGTAAATTTACTAGCCATATCTTCATAAGAAGCAAATTGAGTAGGAAATGTATCTGTTCCTGTTACCTCTTTAACCCATCTACGTAGACGAACTAATTGGTTCTTCATTTTATCTTCTGTATCTTGTGCCCATTCTGTAACTGTAAGTTTCTGACCAGTAGGACCTTCAATATCAATACATAATACTGGATCACCACTATTGTCTTTTCTAGGACTTCTAAATTGACCTCTAATAGTTACATTTTGGTTAATACCTGGGTTAAAGCTATTGCTTTCTTTTAATTCGATTTTGTCTGTAGTTCCGTACATATTCTTTTATCTTTAAATTGTTTATTAAAATCCTGCTTCAAATACTGTTTCTTCTTGTTCTTGACCTACTTCAGCTTCAACTACTATGTTTTGTACTGTATCTTCATCAACTAATACATACTTAGGAGCTTTCTTAATCTTGATAGTTAACTCTAAGGCTTTAGCCCAATCATTAATTACTGAAATTGGTACTCCGTACTTAGCTTTTAATTCAGCTCTAGTCATTTCTGCATTTACGTCTGCAATAAAATCTGTTCTGTTAATCTTTACTTGTGTCATTTTTTTTAGTTATTATATTCTTCAATTTTCTTAATTACAAATGATAAATCATTTTTAATTTCTAATGCATCAAACATTCCTCTTGGAGATTTACCTGTATTACTACCATCATTCTGGGTAATAAATACATAGTCTAACCCTTTTTCTAGTTTGATAACTTTGGTGTAAAGCACAATACTAAACATACCTTCTATATTTAGGTATTGATCTACTAGCTTACCTACCGATTTTGCTTTGATAATTTTATTACCCAATGCATCAGTGTCTACTTCTGGGTGCATCATAACAATAAAATTAATGTTTTCTCTAAGACCACAACCTTTAGTTATGATGTTAGAGTAATTAACACCTATGTCAGTAAACTTCTGAAAACCTGTTTCTTTAGCACGTTTGATATATTCAAATGCCATGATATAATTAGCATCGTCAATAATTACGTTTCTTATCTCAGGTCTTTTGGTGTCAATATAATCCAACACTTGTATAATTTGTGCTGCATTATCTACATTAAACAAGTTACCAGTAGGATTTTCTTTATTCCATTCTGTATACTTGCCTTTGTAACCTTTAAAAGGTAAAGCTTTCTTAGCTGGATTAATGATAGCAGTAATTTTACTGTCTAGTTCTGTCAATGAGGTACTTTTACCGGTACCTGATTGGCCAATAATTAATATTTCTTGTGCCATTTAATTTATATATTTATTATAATCTTGTTCCGTCATGTCAACTGCCGGTGGTAATTCCTCAAAGTAATTAGTTGCACCGTTAAAATAGGTACCGATATAGAAATTAATTAAACCATTATTCCTATCTTTTAAGAACTTAATGCTACGATATTTATTCTTTAACTTACCTACATCATAGCCTCTGTGTCTTTTAATACCATATCTTTCTGGTGCAAATAATCCTAAGACTAAGTCAGCATCACGTTGGGTTTCTTTGTTATTAGCTAAACCATCTAATGATGGTTCCAACTTTTCTTCTATAGAAATACCTTGGTAATACTCTGCTTTTTCTTTAGATGCTTCTTGCTGTTGAATATTAATAGTTACACAACCATACTTCTTAGTAAAACCTTTTAAACAAAAGTGTTTACTAAACCTACCCATTGCTTCGTGAAGTGATTCACCTTTTTCTGGAGTAAGTAAACTAATATGGTCTGTAATTACAAATACCCACAGGTTTGGATTAGTGTATACATATCTTTTGGATACTTTTTCTGCATGAGCTACATCAAATTCTTCATGTCCTATAGCAGGATTAGCAAAATAATCAGCTACATATTTGTAAATCCCATAAGGATTAAATATATAGTCTACTACTTCGATATACTTCTGCATGTCTTCAATTAAATCTTTACAATTTTCTACTTTCTGCAGAACATCATCTGTTAGATAGAACTCACCTAATGATTTTAATTGATTTGGAGATAAAGATATTTGATACTTTTCAAACAGTAAAGTAGATATGATACCTAACCAGAAACTTTCTGAGGTTTCTTCTAGAGCAAAATAGAATATCTTACTTTCTATCTCTGGTTTATTCTTAACAAACTCATAGACAGATGTTACTGATAGAAACTTTGCTAATTTTGTTTTACCGATACCTGATGAAGCAGTTATAATGCTGTAACTAGACTTAGTCCATCCTGGAAATAACTTAGATAATCTATTAAATGGAAACAATACTGAGGTAATTTTACCCTCATCTTTTAGTCTCTTATTTAGTTTTAGTTTATCAACTAGTTCTTTAAACATCGTTTCCTGTGTCATAGCTTTCCTCCATCATTTTCTTGATACTATCTATAGTACCTTTGGTTAGAAACTTACTAATATGGGTATTACACAAACCTTTCTCCTTGGCATATTCTAATATACCTTTCATTTCTTCGTGTTTATGTATGCTGTTTTTGATTAATTTGCAATAATCTATTGCAATTTTATCTAAATCCCCATTTTTTGTAAAATAAATACTACCGTTAACACTGATAGTATCTGGGTAAATCTCTAGTATCTCATCTAGTGCAAAGTTACCATTTATAAACATTAAATCCGAGAACTTTTGTGTAAGTATCAGCTGGTCAATGGAATAATTTACTACTCCATTTACTTGTCTAGATTTGATACCAAACACATAATCTTTGGAAATTAAATCATCTATCTCATTCTCTGACCAACCAGTACCTTCATTACTCCATTTGTATATATTACCTATACTTTTGAACTTTAGTTTTTTGTTAATTTTAAACATCTGTTCGGTATAAAGTAAATACAACAATAAGAATTGATTTGTTGACAATCTGTTTTTAGTTAAAAACTCTACATAAGCATCTGCGTCATCTAATATTCCCATATTATTTTTATTTAGTAATCTGTAAAAACAGTTACTGTAGAGCTTTTAACTGATTATAATTAATCTTCTTCTTGATTATAGAAAGCTTCAGATTGTCTTAAATCTTCAAGTTTTTCTATATCAATTTCTTCTTTAATTGCACAGCATTGCTGTACGTTACACCAAGTAGGATCTTGGCATTTGTTACAAATGTTCATAATCTTCTTCTATTTCTATTTGTTCTCTTTGATTGTATTCAATAAATACTAAGGCATCAGCAATCATTTCATTACCGTATTTTTCTATTAGAGGTTCTAAAGATTCTCCTTTCTTCATGGCTATTGCTACAATTGTTATTAGATCATTTAACGTTCCCATTGTATAGTATGATTTTTAATATATTCTTGTATCTTATTATATATCTGTAATTCTTTAGCATGATAATCTACACCATTTTTAAAATGCAATGCCGTTGAATGATCTTTGATAATATTAAATAGTTTCTTGTATATATTCTTACAGTTAAATTCTTCTATACCTATAGTTAAAATTGCTTTAACTAAGTAACCTCTAATTCTAGGTATTTTATTACTACCACCTCTTGACTTTTTACCGTAATCTGCAAGTAATTGAAATTTAGTAGTATTAGTTAAATCACATACATACTCAAGAACATCATCTAAAGTTTTTGTATTTTTTTTTATCTCTACTAAATACTCATCATATTCTGCTGTTAAGTCTATTTGTTTATTATCAAATAACCACTTATTCCATTCTTGTACTTCTATCATTTTTGTTTTACAATTTCTATTAGTTTCTTTAAACATTCAAGTTCTGCTTCTTCGTATGTATTAATATTAAATTTTTCTGCTTGTACACCAATACCTCCTTGTGTTATTTTAGTAATTACATAATAGAAACTAATAGGAAAAGAATTAATGTCTACTATATTATATAAACCACACTTCTCTCTAAACCATCTAAATGCTTGTTGATAAAGTATAGCAGGATTATAACCATCATTTTTTGTTAATTGTTGATGAATTGTAACTCCATATTTTATAGAGTAAAACCCTAATGTATCATCATCTTCAAAATCAAACCCTAATTCTTTTAAAGCTAATGCTTGTTCGTAAGGTACAAATTCTTTTTTCATAATAACTTTTCTTTATCTGCTTGTATTATTTGGTATATTTGATTTATTGAATTAAGCCATAATACATTCTTTTGACCAACTAAAGATTTTTTTAACCAATTCTCATCTTGAGTATCAGGTACATATAACTCAATAAAGTAAGCTGTTTTACCTTCTACTTTACGTAATATCCTACCCAATGTCTGAGTAGCTCTAAGTGCTTTAGAAGTACGTGACCATGTTATACCAAGTTGTAAATTTGGTAAATCAAAACCTGCTTCCAAACCTTTAGCTGATGATATGTAATCTACTTTAGTTCTA